TGGGATTATGTCTATGCTTTCTGAACTTCTAGTTGATCCATTATATATGCTGCCATCCGATAATTTTATTTCTGGAACCCCATTATTAATATAAACATGCAAATCGTATGGCAAGCTGATGATGTACCCAGACAAAAATGCATCTAAAAAGGGGGCACAACTCTTTAAACTATCAAAAGAATTATTCTTGTACCAATCTGGTATAAATTTTTTAGCTGGAGAAATGGAATCATAGCCTAAAGATTCATATTTTATTGTGTACTTTGACAATTAGGGGTTAGCCTAAAATTTTTGATAAGTCTACGTCAATTTCTTCTGGTGTAGTATGCGGAGCCAGCAATGTAATCGAATCGTTATTAACGATAAACTTAGTAAAGTTCCAAGGCACTGTATCTACATCTGACTTTGAAACAAGATAGGTAAAAAGTGGGTGAGCATTATCTCCATTTACATCTATCTTTGTTGACATCAAGAAATCGATGCCATATCTTGTTTGACAAAATTCTTTAATCTCTGCATCAGTTCCAGGCTCTTGAGCATTAAACTGATTACATGGGAATCCTATTACAACTAAGCCTTTATCGGCATACTTATTCTGCAATTCCTGAAGGCCCTCGTAATGTGCAGTAAAGCCACAATTACTAGCAACATTTACTAGCAATAGAACATTATCTTTAAACTGTGATAGCTCAACTTGATTTCCGTTGTTATCGGTAAAGCTGTAATCATATACTGACATAATAACTCCTTGTTGTGGTGGCAAATCGCCTTATATACAAATAATACTATTTAATGGACATTTTGTCAATGGGTGATATACCTTTCATCATCCATTATTATTTCATAATATAGCATCTCTGGTATATTGTGTCCCGCCTTAAAATGATCTTTTATATGGATAAAAAGGTGTTCATCATCTTTTATCACTTCAGATTGAGCTTCAGATGACAGCCAGCAGGCCGCACAGCAGACATAGCCATCTACATGGGAATAGATATATATATCACTATCCCAGAACCTACTGTAAGCCACAACTATCCCATGTACTTTAAATGGAAATGCTTATCACATACGTCTATGACTTGACCAGTTTTTGGCTCTGGCTCTGTGTACTTACTGTTTTCTGGACAGTAAAAGCATGGAGGTATATTTGTGTTCATGTATCTATTATATCAGATTTAGTCTTTATCGTAAAAAGAAACTGGGTTTTCATATACATATGTCTGAGTCATATATCTATTCCCGCTTAATATTTCTAAAACTTCATGCTGCTTGTCACTTGGGAATACAACCATTGATCCAGCTTTAGGTTTTATTTTGACATCATCATGTATAAAATCAATTTCCCCACCAGTATAGTCATCATTTATATAAAGAATAGCGGTCAGGGAAGGTTTGACTGGCTGCCCGTCCTTTTTTACATAGCTGTAAGCATCGTTGTGTGCTGACATTTTAGATCCAGTATTATATTCTCTAACCAATAGCCAGTCTGTGCCCACATTGTCATCATTAAAACTTAATCCATTAGATGATGAATACTCTAATACACAATCAAGGAAAGCTTTAGTTGCTTTTGTATGAAATTCTTCTCCTTTATGAAGTATGGAGGCTCTGCCAATTATCGTTTCTCCGCCACCCTTATTGGTGTAGTATTCCCATCGATCATCTTCAATGCCTGCAATCAAATCGCTTGGATTTTCTAAAACATCATGCCATTCCCATATTCCATTTTTTTTATTAATTGCCTTATTCATTATTTACCTCAATCATTCGTAAACATCTTGTGCAAACGTTGTAAGACTTGCCAGTAAATGGGCATGAGCCTGCGTTTTCAAGTGTATGGCTTTTAATCTTACAAACTAGTTTCTTAAACATCTTGCTTCTCCAATAACATATCTACTACGTTATTTAAGTCTACCACACTATAATCATTATCAATAATAAAATCAAAATCATACAAGTCTAAGTCTACCTCTGAAGCATGGTCTGTTACTGGGCCAACTCCATTTCTATTAATTCTCCATACTTGACCGCCAATTGACCTTATTGCATCCGCTTCATTTTTAAACCTTACATCACTTATAACTACTCTATCCTCTTTGACACTGTTTAGCGTTAAGTCAACCCAGAAGTTAGTTCCAAACATATCTCTACCTACCTCTGTTCCAAAAACCTGCAGCAGTCTACGTATTTCAGGATGAGAGTCTTTAGCTGAATCTAGCCCATATACATCCACCAAATCTTTATATCTGAAATTACCGATTTGGTCTGAGTGAACTATTGGGTTAAGCTTGTACATTGCCTCTTTCATTGGTGCGGCAAAGGAGTATCTAGTAAACATATGACGCTCTACTAGTCGATCTGCGGCTGTATCTTTACCAGATCTAGCATATCCAGATAGTCCAATGATCATCTTTTAACTCCATCCCATGTTCCTATTTTGGTGGTTGGAATTCCATTCTCTTCCCACAGCTTAATGATACTTGGGTTATCGTCTACCGCATGCTTTATGTCCCAATATACAGCTATGTGTTCAAGAATATCTTTTTTGACATCGTAGTCTTCTCTATGATCATCATCCTGCCTCATGAATAAAGCATCATGAGGCACATCGTTATTCTTTAGCCATCTAGCAGTTAGGGCCCTGTACTTTTCTTTTCGAGCAGTAACGATAATTATATCTAAATCATTACATACTTGCCATACCATATCAACTACATCTTTATGTGGATCACAGCTTACAGATGCTTTATGAAAAGCATCATAGTTTTTTTTAAATGACTCGCTTGACCTGTCTTGATTTAGTATATGATGAAGAATTGGATCAACATCAACAAGAGTACCATCTACATCAAATATCCAAGCTGGCCTTTTGATCATGCTGAAAGTATCTTTGCCAGTGCATTGATTGTTGCTGCAATTCTTCCGATATCACGCAACTGCTCTACTGTATAGCCTTCTTCCTTCAATGTTTCATAGTGAGCCTTAACACAGAAATGACATTTTCCTACAATAGATGACGCCAAAGAATAAGCTTCAAACTTACCTTTAGTTGTTCCACCATGAGAAGTAATGGCATTCATTCTTAGCTGTGCTGGCAACCCCTTTAAGTTTACGTCATCAGCCATTTCAATAAATGGATACCAAACGTTATTTTGTGCCATGATAGCACCAGCAGTAAGGGCAGCATTCTTTTCAATCTCATCGTTTGCATTAGCAGTAATAAAGGCAAGTAGCTTACCGTTGCCTGTTGCAAATGCTGCCGCTATTGAAATATACGTAGCATGCTCTGAATCTATAGAAGATCTATTAATTACAGCATCAAGATTTAACTTAATGTCTTTAGCATATTCTGGAAGAGAATCCTTAAGCTGGTCTACCCATGTCATTATAGAGTTTCTCCACCCAATGATCTGTTGCATGCACAAAGTTCACCAGTTTGTAATGCATCTAAGACACGAAGAGTTTCATCTGGATTTCGGCCAACATCTAAATTATTTACTGTAACATGCTGAATTACATTATCTGGATCAATAATAAATGTTGCACGATAAGTAACTCCAGATGGATGATGTACTCCAAGGTCGTTTGCGAGCTGGTGTCCAGTGTCTGCAAAAGACCATGAATTAGTTTTCTTTAGATCCTCATGTGCGTTACGCCATGCAATCTTACAAAATTCATTATCTACTGAGCCAGTCATTAGCACAGCATCTCTATCATTAAAGTCATTTACTAGTGCATCATATGCAACAATCTCTGTTGGACAAACAAAAGTAAAATCTTTTGGATAAAAAGCAATAATCTTCCATTTTCCAGGAAAAGAATCTTGATTAAGTACTTCAAAAGAACTATCTTCATAACTTAATGCACCTGGCTTTACGCCAACTACAGAAAAGTTTCCTATCTTATCTCCTACGGTTTTCATTTTTCTCCTATATAGTTTATGTTACACTTGTGTCCCCAGATGGGCTCGAACCATCGACCCGCAGATTAAAAGTCTGCTGCTCTACCGACTGAGCTATAAGAACGCTGCCCCACCTGGTCTCGATCCAGGGACATCCAAATTAACAGTTTGGCGCTCTACCAACTGAGCTATGGGGCACTATTAATACAATTATAGTATTTAATAGCTAGTTCGTCAAGGCCTATTCTGGAGCTACTGGCTTATAATTAATTAATTCTAAGACACGATCAGAATCAAATCCTTCGAAAGCTTTAGTTTCGTCTGATGTAGCCCAAAAAATTATTGCGTACTTAACTCCATCTGTAATTCTTTTTCCTCCATGCCATAAACTTGAAGGGAATAATGACATGTCCATAGCCTTTGGCTTAAAGCAAAGCCCACCCATTGAGTCTTCGTATAACGGGAAAAATGATTCTGGAGTAAACTCTTCTAGGAAAGTAGCTTCCCCACCTTCGTAGTCGTCGTTAAGATACAAAACTCCGCTGTATGACAAAGACGGGAAATCTCCGTGCACATCCTGATGGATTCTTAGCTGTATATCTTTAGTCAGTCTGGTTAATGAAAAACCATAAAAATACTGAGTTTCATCTGATGGAAGAAGCTCATTCTGAACTGACATAAATTTATCTGCATACTTCATGCAAATTTCCTCTATGTCTTTAAAAAGAGTTGCAGGCTTTTCATCTGGGAATACTGCTCTAACTGCAAGCCCCTTGTTAAATGCCACACCGAGTCTATGTCTAAACTTAGTTTTATCTGGGTAGTTATCATCTATCCATTTTATAAAAAAATCAGCATCCTCTTTGTTTATAAATCCTTCAATTGTTTTTAACTTATCCATGTGTTATCCCCTTTTCTTTTATGTTTGTTGCCCATATTGGCATTGCAATTCTTATGCCAGACAATACTGTTGTTATTTGATGTAGTTGTGTGGCCTCAAAAATAACTAAGCTAAGCTTTTCTGGCTTAACAGTTAGATCTTCATTTAAGAATTTTAAATAACCTCCATCAAAATCGTCATTTAAATACATAACTCCGCTTCTAAATAAATGCTCAGCTTCCTCGTGATTATCTACATGCCCTGGAAGTCTAGTTCCTTCTCCAAGCATGGTCAGCCATTGTGCCCCCAAATAAAGAGTATCTTCATCCTTAAAAAAATCTTTGCACTCTAACAAGAACTTATCAGCATATTTTTTTAATAAATGTATTATGTCTGGATGACTAGAAAATTCATGTTTTTCTGGTATATGCGATTCGTATCTAATTCTATTAGCGTCTACTGCTTTTTGCGCTCTTAGGAATCTCTTGCTGTCCAAATGGTTATCCTCTATATAATTTACGAGTGTGTCAGCATCTTCTTGATCAACAAAGTTACTTATTACCTTGACCTTTAAATCTTTACGGGCATTGCTGATTGTCTTTATCTCAGACTCTGGCATAATATCTATTAGAAGGTGAACTCTATCATGCTCACTACTATTATTTACGCTGTGCAGCTTTAAGTTATTTATCTCATAACACTTACCCTGCTCCATATTTATTTCTTCCCCGCCTACGGTGTAGTAAACATTTTCATTGGTTATCAAAGGAATATGGAATCTTCTGACATTTGACAAGTAGTCTCCGCTATCTTTATGTGTGAATACTTGACTATTAGCATCTAGCTTAATTAAAAGTATTCTTGCCGATTGGCCAATCATTCTGTCCTCTAATTCTTTTACAATATCCTTTAGCAGGTCATAGAATTCTTGGTCTATCAGCTCTTTTGAAAATAAAGTTCCACGCTCCCAGTATAAAGAAGAGTTTTGTATAATGTATGTATGGGTGTTAACATGAGGGTTTGGCCTACCTTCATAAACAGTACTTTGTCTAGAAGTGTCAATTTCCCATTCATTAGAAAATTTGTTAACTCTATCAACTAATTCTTCTACATCAAAGGACGATACAAGATTAAAATTAAAATTAAGATCAGCTTTGCTTTTCATTAATTTCCCTTTCCCTAATCATAGAGTATATTTTGTAATCTATGTCGTTATTTTCTAGCACCCTATCTTTTTCTTTTTCTGTTAACATTGCAATAAGATCTTTTGTGGTATATATCTTGCCCTTATATAGGGTGCTGGAAGAATTTATGGTCTTTTGTGGGTTAAGTTTTATTTCAACGCTGTGATTGTCTTTAAACCATTTTGAAATAGCCGCAAAATGAGAGTCTATGGAGTCTACGG